GTCCACCTGGAAGTGTTGTAATTTCTGTACCACGTTCACCTTCTCTGCGAGGCAACCAGAAATCTTCTAACATACTCATGAATTTTTTATCATCACGAACCTCGCCAGTACTTGCATCATATACAAGTTTGTTACGATAACGCATCATAACATCACGAAGATATTGCTCTGCCTTAACCTTAGGAAGATTACCAACATCAATATAAAAAATACGACGTTCTGGTGCTCTTGACAAACGATAGATAACCAGAGAATCCTCAATCATTCTTAATTGATTGAGTGACTTAATTGCCTTATGAAGATATGAAAGAGTTGACCCCTTATTTCTATCTACAAGCCCTGAAGTGCAGTAAGTAATTGAATCTCTGGACATTTTAATTCCTTGACTTGAACCACCAAGAGTTCCGGGTGCTGGAGTCCCTGTTGGATAAGTCATCTTTGGATTATAGACAAAGTATTCCTCAATTTCAGGAAACTCAAAATCCATTGGATTTTCAACATTTCTACTTGAAACTCTATACTTATCTTCTTTATTTTTCTTTGCTTGCCTTACATAACGCATTTTCATTGCGTCAATATATCTTAGTTCTTGAATCCCTGCTTCTGGATTTTTAAGATCAATTACTTTGTGGTAGTAAAGTCTTCCATCAATGTACCAATTTCTATAAATTTCGTGAGATTTTTTATTAAAATCCAGAAGTTCGAGAATGTACTTAAATTCATTTCTAATTTTATTCTTAATACCATCGCTTGCATTCAGATTTGAAAGTTCAATTGCTATTGGACTATCATTTGTATCACTTACAACAGCCTCGTTTACAATATCCTCAATGGCACTATCACACTCCGGATGAAGTGCCATTTCACGGTATCTTTTGATTAGATCATATTCAGTTCTATAAACACCTTCAATATCAACATATGAACCAAAAAACCCACTGCTCAGATAGTAATCCGACGCATCCTCATTATTAGGAGGTACGGGGGAAACCGCAGTGGGTGATGGTGGTTCAGTATTCTCAATAGAGAATCCAAATAATTTTGCCATAATTTATTTTTAGTCTTTATCTTTAGACTATTTATTATGGTTTGGCAGGCGCAGTTGGCGATCCAAAGGGTGTCCAGTACTGAACTTGGAATTCAACTGTAAATTCTTCAATAGTATCTGCAGTATCATATGAAAGGTCAATTGCTGAGATATTTGTTGGAAAAACATCATAGAATTGATAAGTTTTTGCAACATTAAGTCCAGCACCAGTAGCTGCGTTTGCAGTACTAGCCTGTCTTTTCAGTTGATTGACGAATGCATTACACATATAAGATGTTGGACTGGTAGCACCACTTCCATCTCCATATTGAGCAATAGTTTGCATCCAAGTTTCAAATGCAGTTCTAATTACAAAATCTTGGTCATTAATGACAGTAATCTGCCATGTATCAAATGTGCGGTCTCCTGCAACTTTAAAGATTCTTCCTCTGAAAGGAACATCAATTGAACCAACATTTGATGCAGGCAGTGCAGCTGCCTTACAAAGAATTGGAAAATTTGGAGTTAAAGTAACTCCAGTTGGTGGAGATGGAATAGTAACCTCAAATAGATTGGGGCGGGCACCGCCCCCAACAAGTGCTGATTTGAAGTTTTGAATAGAATGTGCCATTTTTTAGTTCCTCCTTTTTGTTGGTTTAATTAAAATCAAACTGTACCAGCTACTTCTTCAAAACTTACGCCCGTTCTTGTGGCAACAAAAGTAAGTGTTATATAGTTAATAGATTTGGTTGGTTTCAAGTAAATATCAGCTCTAAATTCGTTATTATCAATGACATCAGGAGTATTATTTGTAGTGTCACAAACAATTAAGAATCCATAAAGACCCCTCTTTGCTTGAATATCACGGAGGTATGGGTCAACAATGTTTCTGAAGTTTGCTCTTGTCAGTTCATCGTTGAGTTCAAAGAGTTGAGCTTGTGCTGCTTTTTCAAGTGCTTGTTCAATTGTGAGGAACAGGCGACGAACATTAATTCTATCAAATGCAGATGCATATCCGAGAGCGGTCTTATCACCAAAGAGAAGAGTTCCAACGCCAGGTTGAGTGACGACTGAGTTAATTCTCAAAGGATAAAGTTGATCTCTTTGTGCCTTAGAAGGATTGTATGCAAGTTTAATTGCATTATTCAAGATTCCTCTTTGTTGTCCTGCAGGCGAGAACCAAGGATATGCAACGATATTGGTGCGGGTCATTAGACCTGCAATATCCGCATTACAAGGAACGTATACAAATTTGTTGTTAAATCTATCATAAGTGTACTTATATCCACTATCAAATACTGCATATGATGAAGATGAAAGTGAACTGAAGTATTGAATCAAGTTAGTAGTCTGTGTTGTGTTATTTGTAACGCCAACAAGATCTGCTCTGTGTGGTCCAACAACTGCCATACAATCTTTTCTCGTTTCTGCAAGAGAGATGAGATATTGTGCTTTTGCTTGAGAATCTGATTTGTTGGTAAGACCAGGACCCATAATCAAGTAATCAACTTGAATTTCATCTTTATTGGAGAAAAGATTATATGAAGTTTGAAGATTTCCAAGAGTTGCTGCTAAACTACCTGTAGCAGAATAGTTAACACCACCAGTTAAATTATAAGTTTTATTTCCGATTACACTAAAGGTTACTCCCTGAGCATTTTGTCCCCAGAGACCTTGTGCAGTTGTATATGGAGTAAATCCAGATGAGAATGCAACTGCTCTTGGTGATGTACCCCAGAAAGCATCCGCAGCATTTGATGGATTGTAACCTGCCCAAATTTGTGCTGAATAATCAGCAAGATACTGCTTATACCAGATTTTCTGTGGAGAATTGACAGAAGAAACTGAGTCAAGTGCTTTTGAAAGACCTACGTGCTTTTCAATAAGTGTGCCTTGATTTCCAGTAATTGTTCCAAGATCATCAACTACAACAATGTGCATTCCATCGCCTTCGCCAGCCCTATCCAATGAATATTGGTTGGATGTTGGTCTTGGTGCAATTGACTTCCAATAGATTGTACTATTTGTAAGTCCTAAAGTTTGTTGATCATACCAATCAACGACTGTTGTAGGAGTTACACCTGCAGATGCCGAAGAACCAGTAGCAATACCAGAATTGTTTATAAACTTAATTGTGTTGGTAGTCAAGAAAGATGCATAACTTGCTGATTGAGCATAGTTAATTAAAGTCTCTGTTCCACCAGAAGAAACTCTTGAAACAACGTGAACATCAATCGCGCTGTTTCCATTTGTAGAATCAGTGGTAACACCAGTGATGATTCCTTTCAGATATCCATTAAACAATGAGGTTGTACCTGCACCAGGAATAACGAGGTTAGAAAGTGGTGCAGTAACTCCAAATCCAATTGTAGCACCTAAAGTACCAAGATTGATTGTTGTAATCCCGATTGTTTGGTCTGCAAAATCATCAATAAAACAAACTTTTAATCCATTTGCCCAAGAACCTGGGTTCTTTGCTGCATATGAAAAGTTTGTTGCCTCAGACCAATTGCTTGTATAATCGTCGTAGTTTTTAATTTTTGAACTTGTTGTAGTACCAATGCCAACACCTGCATTAGCATTATTGAGTGTTGTTCCATCAGTTCTAACAACTTTCAGAATGCCGCCATATGAAAGGTAGGATGACGCGCTCATCCAATACTCATATTGGGTGTCTGATGAAATTGGTTTACCGAAAGTGTTAATTAAATCCTGTTCGGTTGCAATGTCAATTGGATAATCAACAGGTCCGATTGGAAAAGGACCAGCAATTGCTCCAATGTTATCTAAAACATTATCAGCTCTTCCTACTGTTAAATCAACCTCTCTGACGAGTACGCCTGGAGATAATTGAGGAGTCGCCATGTTTTTCTCCGTAAAGTCTCAGTTTATCTGAAAATATTTATTAAAAATTTACTTTACAGGGGGGAAATGTGCAGTGAACAAATTACCAATCAGGATATTGCCAATCAGTAGACAGTTGTTTATTTTTTCTTGTTTCTACTATTCTCTTTACAGTACATTCTTTACATTCATATGAATAGGATGATGGAACAGGTCCTCTGTCTTTACGTGTACGATAGAAATCATCTGTTAAATTTTTTATCTCCTTACAAACCCTACATTTTCTATCAGTAAGTAATAAATGTCCAAGTTTTATTTGCTTATCAATTTCCATTATGTCATATAGTCCCACATATGAGACATATCACCATACTCATCGGCAAACCATCTATCACCATCAGTATCAACAAAACTTTCTGTTTCGGTCCCATCAGATACAAATCCAAATGGTGCCATATCTTGTTCTATTTGATTCTTTTGTTCTTCATAAAGTCTTTTTCTTACATCTTGGTCCGTGAGTTCTTTAAAGTAGTCTTGCGCGACCAGCCAGGCGTATATTACAAGGCACATTGCTAAGTCATCATTACATCCTTCCTCCGCTTCAAAAGAATTATGCTTTTGAATAAAGGTTGTAAGTTCACTAATGATTTCATAATCATTCAGATAAAGTTTGTCTTCCTCAATCATTGTTTTGAGGTTTAAACATCCAACTTTTTTAACAGTCTTGGACATCTTGACTCCAAGTTGAGTTTTCTTCCCAGAAAATCCTTGACCAACAACTTGTCCTGCTCTACCTCGCATAGAACACATTAAAAGATTGTTATATTCCAAATCATATTGAATAATACTTGCTACCTGATCTCCAACATCATTTACCTCACATAAGATATAAGAATTATTATAACTCTTTGCTATATCATGAATAACGCTTGGAAAAAGCATTGGTTTGATTTCATTATTTCTATACTTTGCAACTACCTTATGTGGAAACTGTGTTATGTCTATTACTGTAAATGCTGAGTAGTCGCATCCAACCCCTCTGGCTACGTCCACAGTCATTAAATAGTCATGTTCGTCAATTGGGTCTACATACACATCTAAACCCGCGCTACGGGTCTTAGGATGGTCATAGACGAGGGTTCTAAGTTTAGATGGAGCAATTAGAGTATCAACGGAGCCAAGGAATTCACATTCAAACTCAACCTTAAATTGTTGCTCTGATGTGTTAGCAATTGTTTGTGCTTTCCATGCCTCATCTCTTCCAGGAACTTCACTCCAATGAACGTCTGTTGGTACATATTCATTCTTACTTCTTTCCGCATCGTGCCACATACGGTAGAAGTGATTCATACCACGTGGCGTTGATACAATAATTACCTTCGTGCTTTGTCCAGAAGAAATAGTAGGATAAACAGAGGCAAAGAAGTCATCAGCAATG